TCCACCAGCGTGCGCAAGGTCATCATCTCGTCGGTCATCGGTCGTCCTTCCGGTTCAGGTTGGTGTCAACAACCAGACCCTACCGAAAAGCGCCGATGACCACCGCGCCGTCCAGCTACACCACGCGGGGGGACGCGACCGGGCCCTGCTCTTGCCTTTGGTCTTCTTTGGTTTCGGAACGGGGGTTAGAAGCTTAGAATAACGTCTTTTTTCAACTAGTTGATTTGTCGGTTGACCCTCCGAATCGAGATCCCAGTGCATTGTGGGGATTTCATATGGAGAGTTGATTATTGGCCTTTGGTAGAAATGTTCTGTCATGCTTACACCGAAAATTCCGAAGCCATTATGCAAGATGAAGTTGTAAATTGAGTATAGGCTAAGTTTTTTGCATCCGTGAAGCCAGGGAAGGTGGGGTTGAGGCGCGAAGAGCGGTTGGCCGACTCAGTCTTTGTCGGTGAGGGCGCATACACTCCATACGGGTGCCTGCTACTCTGATCTCAAGCACGTTTTTTCGCTGAGGTGGTTCCCCGAGGCGAATTTCTAGGTTGCGGCGGTCGAGTTGTCGGCGCTTAGCCATAAACATATTGCAACCCTGTTCGGGGTTTGATATTGAAGCCTTCAGTGAGGCTAACAGTGGACACCGTCGATGCTCTACAAACGCAATCAGGTGGAAGAGGCGCTGTGGCGGCTGAAGGCCGGCAGGCGGGGTAGCGGACCGCCGCCGCCGGTGTTTCGCACGCGCGTCAAACGGCTGCTGGAGCTTGACCGTCAGGGCATGGCCGAGAGTGAGCGACCGCCGAGAGGGTTCGCCTTCATCGACGCGATGCCGCGGGGGAAGGGGGCGGACATCGGCTTCACCGAGATCAACGCGTTCTGCCTGTCGGCCGGCCTCGACCTGCTCGATACCGGCTACAAGCAGTCGGAGGTGGTCTACCTGCTACAACACATCCGCCCGCTGCTTGAGAAAGCCCACGCAGCTGAGCGACGCAACCCGGCGGTTCCTAACCTCAACTTGCTGGCCGAGGACCGGCCGGGTTCCCCGGTCTATGTCGAGAACGGCATCGAGTTCGCCGACACCCGGCTGTTTCTGTTGCTGGGTCGGGTGGAGATGCGGGAGGCCTATCCCCTGCACGACCAGAGTCTACCGCTGATCTTCGCCCCGGAGTTGGTGCGCGGGCTGACCGCGCTCACGGAGACGCTGCACAATCGGGTGCGGGAGATGATCAAGGTTCATGTGCTGGAGCTGTCGGTGATGGCCAGCTCCCTGCGGTTCCGGCTGGCGGAGACCGAACCGCGCACCCGGGGACGGGCGGCGTGAGCGTTGAGGTGATGTTTTGTGGTTAATTGTAACCTTAATAAAGGTTAGTAATGACTGTATCTCATACTGAAGAACCACCATCGGCGAACGCTCCGTTGCTGGATCGGGTGTGCTATCGGGACCTGGAGGCGTTGACGCCGAACCCAAGGAACGCTCGCCGCCACCCCGCCTCGCAGATCCGCAAGCTGGCGCGCAGCCTGGAGCGGTTCGGCTTCCTCAATCCGGTGATGGTCGACGATGACGGCATGATCCTGGCGGGGCATGGTCGGGTAGAAGCGGCCCGCCGGCTGGGGTGGACGATGGTGCCGACCTTGACGGTCACGCATTTGAGCGCCCAGGAACAGCGCGCCTATGCCTTGGCCGAGAACCGGCTGGCCGAGTTGGCCGAGTGGGATACCGAGACCTTGGGCTTGGAGCTGAGCGCCCTGCTCGAGGTGGATCCGGCCTTCGATGTGGGGGCGGTCGGGTTTGAGGACGCCGAGGTGGATGTGCTGACGATCGTCGCCAGCATGAAGACGGCCGAGCCACCGCCGCCCGAACCAAACACGTCAACACCCCCCGTCAGCCGGTTGGGCGATCTGTGGTGTTTGGGACCGCACCGGTTGGTGTGCGGCGATGCTCTCGATGGGGCGGTCCATAGCCAACTGATGGCGGGGGAGCCGGCGGCCATGGTGTTCACCGATCCACCCTACAACGTGCCGATCAACGGCCACGTCACGACCCGGCGGGATCGCAGCCGCCGAGAGTTCGCCATGGCCTCGGGGGAGATGTCGCAGGAGGCGTTCCGCTCGTTCCTGCACACCGCCTTGGGGCACGCCGTTACATCCAGCACCGCCGGGGCGGTGCATATGGTGTGCATGGATTGGCGGCATCTGGTCGATCTGTTGGCGGTGGGTGAGGGGCTGTACCGCGAGTTCCTGAACCTCTGTGTCTGGGACAAGGGGGTGGGCGGCATGGGTTCGCTCTACCGCTCGCGGCACGAGCTGGTGCTGGTGTTCCGATCGGGCACGACACGGCACCGCAACAACGTGCAGTTGGGGCGGTTCGGGCGCAACCGCAGCAACGTCTGGGGCTATCCCGGTGTGGCGAACATCACGGGTGAGACCCGGCGGGATGCGGGCCACCACCCGACGATCAAGCCGGTGGCTTTGGTGGCCGACGCAGTGCTGGATGTGACCAAGGCCAACGAGGTGGTGCTCGATCCGTTCGGCGGGGCGGGCACCACGCTCATCGCCGCCGAACGCACCCAGCGCCGGGCCCGGTTGGTGGAGATCGACCCGCTCTATGTCGACACCACGATCGAGCGCTGGCAGCGCGAGACCGGGTGCCAGGCGATCCTCGAGGCGACCGGTCAAAGCTTTGCCGACCGCCGACGGGAATGCACGGGGTTGCCCCGCCGGCGGTCGAAGGCGAGCCGTCGATGAGTGGCAAGGGCGGCCCGGACGACGGGGCCTACACGGTCGGCTATGGCCGGCCCCCGGCGCGCACCCGCTTCAAGCCGGGTCAGTCGGGCAACCCCAAAGGCCGACCCAAGGGCGCGCGTAACCTGAAGACCGATCTGCAGGCCGAGATGGCCGAGCGGATCACCGTCCAGGAAGCGGGTCGGTCGAAGACCATCACCAAGCAGCGGGCGTTCTTGAAGGCGTTGATGGCCAAGGCGATCAAAGGTCATGTCCCGGCGGCGCAGAAGCTGATCGATCTGATCATAAGGCTCATGGAGCCGGAGGAAGGGGCCGGGGACGCGGTGGCTCTGTCGCCCGAGGAACAGGAGATCCTCGAGGTGCTCTCACAACGCCGGCCGACAGCGCCCGATGCGGAGGCCGTAGAGACCGCAGCGGAGACAAGCGCGCCGTGACGAGCCGGGCGGTGGTACGCGAGATCCTGCGCCGTGACTTGACCAGCTTCATCCTCCGATCCTTCCAGACCGTGGCTCCGGGTATTGCCTACCGGCACAACTGGCACATCGAGCTGATCGCCGACCGGCTGGTGGCGGTGTTCGGCGGCCGCATCACCCGGCTGATCATCACCGTCCCGCCCCGCAGCCTGAAGTCGCTGTGCGCCAGCGTGGCCTTCCCGGCCTGGGTGCTGGGCCACGATCCCGCACATCGGATCATCTGCGCCAGCTACGGCGTCGACCTCGCGCTCAAGCATGCCCGGGACTGTCGGCATATTTTGGACAGTCACTGGTACCACGAGGTGTTCCCACGCACCCGGTTGAACCGCAAGAAGACCGCCGAGGACGAGTTCGAGACCACCGGGGGCGGCTACCGTATCAGCACCTCCTTGGGCGGTACGCTGACCGGCCGGGGCGGCAACGTTCTCATCGTCGACGATCCGATCAAGCCGCAGGACGCGCTGTCGCCGGCCCGGCGCAAATCGGTGACGGAATGGTTCGAGGGCACGCTGTACTCCCGGCTCGACGACAAGCGACGGGATGCCATCATCGTCATCATGCAGCGGGTGCATGTGGACGATCTGGTCGGCCATCTGCTGGCGAAGGGCGGCTGGCGCCACATCAACCTGGCGGCCATCGCCACGAGCCCGGAGCGGTTCGCGTTGGCCGACGGCCGGGTGTTCACCCGATCGGTCGGCGATGCGCTGCATCCGGATCGAGAGCCGTTGGCGGTGTTGGATGATATCCGGGCGACGGTGGGCAGCTACCACTTCGAGGCGCAGTACCAGCAGGCGCCGGCCCCCGAACAGGGCAACCTGGTCAAATGGTCCTGGTTCCGGCGTTACGCCGAGATACCGTTCGCTGAGCCCGGCGATCGGATCGTCCAAAGCTGGGACACGGCGATGACCGCCCATGACGGCTCGGACTGGTCGGCCTGTGTGACGGCTGCCCTGCGCGGCAATGATATCTACGTCATCGATGTGTTCCGCGAGCGTTTGGACTTCCCGAGCCTGAAGGCCAGGATTTACGCGCTGAAGCAAGAGTTCGCGGCCCACGACGTGGTGATCGAGGACAAGGGCTCGGGCACCGGATTGATCCAACAGCTTAAGAGCGAGGGACAGCTCCGGCCGATCGGCTTCGCTCCGGAGGGCTCGAAGGCCGACCGCATGGCGGCGCAGTCAGCCGGCATCGAGGCGGGGTATGTGCTGCTGCCGGAGCAAGCTCCCTGGCTGGAGGTCTTCCGGGGCGAGATGCTGGCGTTCCCGCACGGCAAGCACGACGACCAGGTCGATGCCTTCTCGCAACTGCTGGGATGGATCGAGCGCGGTACGCGGAACCGAACATCGAGCGTCGAATTCTTGCTGTAGAGCGAGCCGCGACGACGAAAACACCCCGAAGACCGATCTTTGCACTGGACTGTCGGGCCGCCGCAAGCATTGCTGTGTCCCAAGGACGGCGAACCTCCAGCCCCGCCGATCGCCCGCCGACCACCCATCGCCCGGAAAGCTCCGGGCTTGCGCTGGTGGCAGCGCCGCGATCACTGAATTTTCCCAACGCGGCGCCAAACCGGAGGACTCAAGCATGGCCCGCAAGACGACGAAGACGACCAAATCCAAAACCACCCAGCCGACATCCACCCGACGGCGCACCTGCAAGACAGCGGTGGCAAGCAACGCTGTCACGCCGGCCGCCGCGATCATGGCACCGAAGTCCATCGACAAGCCGATCGGCGGCAAGCTCGGCCTGGTCGCCGGTGCGGTGCTGAAGCCGGCCGGTGCGAGCCTTGACGATCTGGTCACGCTGACCGGCTGGCAGCCGCACACTATCCGCGCCGCACTGAGCCGCTTGCGCCCGCGCGGCATCGACGCACGGCTGACCACGGTCGGCGATCGCAAGGCCTACCGGGTCGCCGTGGCCGAGGCCTGACGATGAAACGAGAGGATCTGACCGAGCGCCTTCATGCCCTCGCCGACATGGAGGTCTCGGTACTGCGATTAGAATGGAAACGCCTGTTCCGAAGCCAACCGCCGGCCCGGATCAGCCGGCAGCTGCTCGAGCTGGGCATCGCCTGGAAGCTGCAGAAAGCAGCATCCGGCGGGCTGAGCCGGGCGACGATGCGACAGTTGGGCGGCTCAATCGATGCCACTGGAGGGGTGGCGGAACCACGATCCATTACCTTGAAACCCGGCGCTCGACTGGTCCGTGAATGGCACGGCGAGACGCACGATGTCCTGGTGGTCGGCGGCGGGTATGAGTGGCGAGGGCAGCGCTGGACCTCGCTGTCGGTGATCGCCCGCGAGATCACCGGCACCCGGTGGTCCGGGCCGCGCTTCTTTGGCCTGGAGAAACCCAAGACGAAGCGGCCAACCGTCGTAGTGGAGGCGGCCGATGGCTAAGCGACCTGTCCGCTGCGCGATCTACACCCGGAAATCATCGGAGGAGGGGTTGGAGCAGACGTTCAACTCGCTCGATGCCCAGCGTGAGGCGGGTGAAGCCTACATAGCGAGTCAGAAGCACGAGGGGTGGGACGCGCTCCCAGTACGTTACGACGACGGTGGTCTCTCCGGGGGCACGATGGAGCGTCCGGCCCTGCAACGGCTGCTCGCCGACATCGCGGCCGGCGCGGTCGATGTGGTCGTGGTCTACAAGGTGGACCGGTTGACCCGTTCGCTCGCCGACTTCGCCAAGATCGTAGACGCCTTCGACGGCAAGGGCGTGTCGTTCGTATCGGTGACCCAGCAGTTCAACACCACCACCTCGATGGGCCGGCTGACGTTGAACGTGCTGCTGTCCTTCGCGCAGTTCGAGCGCGAGGTCACCGGTGAGCGCATCCGCGACAAGATCGCCGCATCCAAGAAGAAGGGCATGTGGATGGGCGGCCCGGTGCCGCTCGGCTATGACCTCGACGGTCGGTCGCTGGTGATCAACGAACAGGAAGCAGCGACGGTCCGGCACATCTTCGAGCACTACGCCGCGCTCGGGTCGGTTCATGATCTCAAGGCGGAACTCGACCGCGACGGCTATGTCAGCAAACGCCGGGTCAATGGTGCCGGGCGGGAGAGCGGCGGGCAACCGTTCAGCCGGGGTGCGCTCTATCTGCTGCTGCAGAACCGGCTGTACCACGGGGAGATCGAGCACAAGGGAGCCGTCTATCCGGGGCAGCACGAGGCGATCGTGGACGACACGCTGTGGAACCGGGTGCAGGCGGTCATTGCCAGTAATCGGGTTGACCGGGAGACCGGTACTGGCGCCGCGGCGCCGAGCCTGTTGGCCGGGTTGGTGTTCGACGCGAACGGCGAACGGCTGACCCCAACACACGCGAACAAGCGTGGCACGCGGTATCGGTACTACGTCAGCAAGGGACTGGTTCGCGGCGAGTGGTCGGATGGGGGATGGAGGTTGCCGGCTGGTGATCTGGAGACGCTGGTCCAGAACCGGGTGATCCGGTTCCTGGCCGATGAGGGCGCTGTGCATGACGCGGTCTCTGATGGGACGAATCTCGACGCTCGACGTCGAATGGTCGGCGCTGCAGCCGATCTGGCCACGCGGTGGCAAACGCTGGCGTTCGAGAGGCGCCGGGCAGTTCTATGTGGTCTCCTGTCGCGCATCGTGATCACGACAGATGGTGTCGATCTGATGCTTCGGCCGCATGCGGTCGCGGCCGTCGTTGATCCAATGTTCCAGTCTGGAAGCTCGGTTCCGAGTGACGATCCCGGTGGAGAAGTTCGCCTTCACGTTCCGGCCAAGATGAGACGGGTCGGAAAGGGAAATGCGCTTGTCATCGGCGGGGCGGAGGCAAGAAGTCGAAAACCGGATCCTGCCTTGCTGCGGCTGCTCGCGCAGGCGCAGCGATACCGAAGCCTGATCCTGGCGGGCGATGGCCGTTCGATGGCCGAGATCGCGGAGGAGGTCGGTATCGGAGCCTCATATTTCTCCAGGATTGTCCGCCTGGGATTCCTCGCGCCTGATATCGTGCGATCGATCCTTGATGGCACCCAACCGATCGAGCTGTCGGCAAAGACGCTGTCACTCGGCGTGGCTCTCCCTGTTGAATGGGACGTGCAGAAACGGAAGCTCGGGTTCAGCTAAGCCGCTCAGCCTTATAATCTGGACCCTATGGCGGGTTACCGAGAGCGCCATCTTTCCCCATGATCCGGGCGAGCAGCCAATATCTCAATGTACCACGAAAACGGTGAGGAGAGACTTTCAGGCCGTAGGCGCCAAAGTTCCGCCACCGTGTGCGTCTCTCGGTACAGTGCCGGTGACTGGCAGTCCGCCAAGTCCCTGAATCTCCCGCACAATTCCGCGCTCGCCTGAAGGCGCGCCGCAGAGACCCGACTATCAGGAGAAGAGTGGCTGGGGGACCTGGATTCGAACCAGGGTTGGCGGAGTCAGAGTCCTCGTTAGGTAATTGATTTTTATTAACTTTTTCTCCAATTTAGGAGAAAACTGCCCATGGAAAATCAATGGCTTATGCGCCTTTTCCCAACTAAATTGTGGGGGAGGGCGGCCGGATGAAACCGCTCCGAAAAGAGAAAGGCCCCGGCGACGTTGGCGCGTCGACCGAGGCCCATACCAATAAACAGCATCCGAAATTTAAGGCGTCCGACTCGCGAGTGCAAGGCATCAATGCCGAGCTGCTTGATCTGTCGCGCGCGGTGATCCGTCTCAATCCATGCCACCGCGATCCCGAACAGTACCACGCTGACAAGAGCGAGATCGCCGGGCGGCTTCGGTCGCTGTCGCGCATCGTGGCGATGGGAGGGTGCCATGGGGGGTGATCTCGCACGCTATATCGGGCCCGTCGCGCGCCACCTGCTTGGCGATCCGAATAAGGCCCTTAGCTCGAAATCCGAACTGCGGTTCGGGTCCAATGGCGGTCGGTCCGTGGATCTTGCCAAGGGTACGTTCTACGATCACGAGGCCGGTTTCGGCGGTGGCGTCCTCGATTTGATCAGGCGGGAGACAGGCTGCATGAACGGTTCCGCCGTCGCGTGGCTACGGGACAATGTCGACCCCGATGTTCTGGCGCCGGATTCCGACAGAAAAGCCATTGAGGCGACATACGACTATTGCAACGACGATGCCCAGCTCATCTTTCAGGTGGTGCGGTTCCGCCACGCTGACGGAACGAAGACGTTCCGACAGCGACGGCCGGACGGCAACGGTGGATGGGTGTGGAACGTCAAGGGCATTGAGCCGGTGCCGTACCGCTTGGCCGACATCCTGGGCAGTGATCCCGAACGGATCGTTTTCGTGGTCGAGGGTGAGAAAGACGCCGATCACCTCGCCGGTCTCGGCTTGATCGCGACGTGCAACGCGGGTGGCGCGGGCAAGTGGCGGCAGGCGCTATCGAGCCATCTGGCGGGCCGAGACGCGGTCATTTTGCCCGACAACGATGATGCGGGTGCCGCACATGCGGACCATGTCGCTCGATCGCTGGACGGCATCACCGCATCAACCCGTGTGGTCCATCTACCGGGTCTCCCGCTAAAGGGTGACGTGTCGGACTGGTTCGATGGTGACGGCACGGTCCGGGCCTTGAAAGAGCTGGTGGATGCGGCACGGCCCTGGGAATCAACGCCGGCCGGTGAAGTTGGTCCGGCCGACCCAGACGCGCTTCCGCTCGTATGGTTCGATGACTTGAAGCCGGATGCGAGCGTGGTGGATTTTGTCGAGGGTGTGTTGGTCGAGGGCGGTTTGACCGTGGTTTATGGCGAGTCGAATGTCGGCAAGACCTTCTTCGCAACCGACCTGGGCATTCACGTCGCCACCGGCGCGCCATGGCATGGGCGGGCTGTTGAACAAGGGGCGGTGATCTACGTCGCGGGTGAGGGCGGCAGCGGCATCCGCAAGCGCATAGCGGCCTTCCGTGAGCGGTATGAACCGCCGGCCGGAGTGCCCTTCGCGGTCATTCAACAATCGGTCAATCTGCTCGATCCGGCGGGTGAAACCGCGCCGCTCATTGAAACCATCCGCCAAGCGGCCGCTCAGCTATCCATGCCGGTCCGGCTGGTCATCGTCGACACCCTGGCCAGGGCCATGGTGGGCGGGGACGAGAACAGCGGCGAGGACATGGGCCGGCTTGTCGGCAACGCGGATCGTATCCGCGACGAGACCGGCGCCAATGTGCTTTTCGTCCATCACTCAGGCAAGGACCGGGCACGTGGCGCGCGCGGTCATAGCTCATTGCGCGCGGCGGCCGACACCGAGATAGAGGTGGCGAAGGATGAGGCGACGGGTGTCGCCGTCGCGACGCTGACGAAACAGCGCGACCTTGACGGTGGGGCTGAATTTGCCTTTCGGCTTGAACCAGTGGTGGTCGGTACCGACCGGCGCGGCAAGGCGGTGACTTCATGCGCGGTTGCCCCGCTGGACGATGCTCCGAGCTCGGCGCGTATCTCCATGACGCCAAGGGAAAAACTGGCCCTTGATCAGCTTCGGAACGCCATCGTCGATCACGGCGAGACAAGGTCGAAACAGCGAAACATCCCCGCCAATGTTTCGGTTGTTTCGCTTGACCGGTGGAAGCGCCGTTTGGAGGGCGCCGATCTGCTGGACGAAACAAACCGAAACAACGCGCGGGCTCAATGGTCGCGCGTCAAAAGAGACCTGCAAAGCAAGGGAATTATTGGCATTTTGGAGGGTTACGTCTGGTTGACGCAACAGGCGAAACAAGAGCGAAACACGGATGAAACGAGCGAGATAAATGTCCAGGAGGCTCAGGGTCGAGCGAAACGGATGGAGAGCCCCCCTTTAGGGGGATCTCCGTTTCGTCTCGCCTCGGCTGGCGGTTTCGCGTCAGTGGAGCAATGTCGAAACCAATGATGTCGCCCGACCATGCCGGCTTATCGCGGAATTCGGCCCTCCCCGAACGCGGCCGACCGGATGTGTTCCCGCTCGTGGCGCGCGGTGGTCAGGTCGGGTGGCCGCGCGGAGTAACAGGGGGGGCGTCATCCGGGGAGCCGCCGGCTCGCCAAATCACCGTTTGACGGATAGGTCGAGCGATGCGTCCGCGCGCGGAGCACGATCCGATTGACCGGGGAGAACCGCACCGGCAAACTATCCGACACGGTCCTCGGGTGTGGTCCTCGGGTGCCGGGGGACTGGTAAATATGGCCTATTACCCCGTGGAAACACGGTTATACTATTGAAACAGCAGACAAATTCGGCTCATCCGGGCTAAATGAAAGAGGAATGGAACATCGTGCCGGCACAAAACGGCCGCACCGTGTGGAACGGTGGCAATCGACACGAGGCCCCGTAATGGGTTACAGAGGGTGGGTCCGCCGGACTGCCGCTGATGGAAGCGGATTGAGACAAATTCGTCTTCAGATAAAACAACATCTTGACCGTCCGCCGGACTGCCGCTGATGGAAGCGGATTGAGACTCTGCATTGAACCATCTTCGGACACGACAACATGTCCGCCGGACTGCCGCTGATGGAAGCGGATTGAGACTTGTCGAGGATGTCACGGAAGACCGCAACATTGCGAGTCCGCCGGACTGCCGCTGATGGAAGCGGATTGAGACAAATTCGTCTTCAGATAAAACAACATCTTGACCGTCCGCCGGACTGCCGCTGATGGAAGCGGATTGAGACTC